CCGTTGAGCGCATGAAGACCGATGTCCTGGCAAAGTGTGTGGAAGCTTTCAAAGAAGATATTGAAAGAGAGCTACCCAGTAGTGAGTGGAAAGAGATCCACGTACTGGATGATTTCACCACTATGAATGGTGCTCCAGGTGTGAAATTCATCGATAAGATCAACCGGAACACGAGTATGGGGAATCCCTTCAAGAAGTCGAAACGCCACTTTCTCGAACCAGTTGAGAGTGAGAATGACGTTTCGGATCCACAGATGTACAATGCCGAGATCCAACAGCGCATTGATCATATGCTGAACACGTATATGGAGGGACGCAGAGTGATGCCTGTGTACTGCGGCCACGAGAAGGATGAAGCTATGAAGGAGAAGAAGGTGAAGGCGATGCAGAATCGCATTTTCACCGGAGCTCCAGGCGACGCAGCGCACATCACGCGTAAATACTTCTTGACACTGATTCGTGTGATGCAGCGCAACAAATTTGTGTTTGAGTGTGGGCCTGGTACTAACCCCTTGTCAACCGAATGGCAGGAGATCAGGGAGCACATCTGCAAGTATGGCCCGGATCGCCTTATTGCGGGCGACTATGGCAAGTTCGACAAGACTATGCCACCCGCTCTCATCCTCGCCGCGTTCGACATTCTCCGTTGGATGTGTGAGAAGGCTGGATATGACCTCGTGTCGCTCTTGGTAGTGCAGGGGGTTGCTGAAGATACGGCTTTCCCTCTCGTTGATTTCAACGGTGATTTGGTGGAGTTCTTTGGGTCCAACCCCTCAGGACACCCACTGACTGTCATCATCAATGGTCTGGCCAACTCGCTGTACATGCGCTATAGCTATCACGAGTTGAATCCAGAGCAAGAGGTCAGGAGTTTCAAGCGTCGCGTGGCATTGATCACGTATGGTGATGATAACGCCATGGGAGTGCACGTTTTGGCGCCCTGGTTTAATCACACGACTGTGCAGAAAGTGCTCGCCCATGTTGGGGTGAGATACACAATGGCAGACAAGGAAGCTGTGAGTGTCCCAT